ACTAAGGATCAGATAAGTAATCAAGATATTATAGATTTTTATGATCTATCTAAGAAAAACATTAAGGGTAAACATAGATATATACAGGTTTTAGGATCTAAAACAGATAAAAAACTTATTATGAGAAATTTTAAATTAGATTTATTAGAATATCCTAAAGGGGTTAATAAAAATTATGAGGTTGAGTTTTCAGACATGGAAGTCCAACTAAATTTATTTGGAGGTTGATGATGAGTGATAAACAGACAATATTTAATATATTGAAGAGAAATGAGAATACTTATGTTTGTTCTAGTGTATTTATTTTTGAAAATAGGATCAAAGATTATGCACAAAGAATATCAGAGTTAAGAGCTAAAGGTCATAAAATAGATGGTATGAAATGTACAGAACATAACCATAAACTACACATGTATAAATTATGTGTAGAGTATTACGCGGAAAGTCTTTTTTAATGGAGTATGCGTCTGATGAAATAAATATCGGTTACAGAACAGTAATGCTATTTATTGCTAATGAACATACACTAATAGATAAATTACAAAAAATTAGAGAAATAGAGCCTAATACAGATCTACAAGAGCAGGGAGGTTTAGGTTTTGTTTGTGTAGTTAAAAACTCTTTAACAGGTGTTGAGATAACCATGAACAGAAGTGGTACATTTAATATTAAAACAATTACACATAAAGGGTTAGTAGAGTTCCAGAAAGAATCTCCAGAAACTTTAATAAATTATTTACATATAATTTATATCAATATGGTAGATGATGAAGATAAATTATTAAGTAGAGTAGTAGATCCATACATGTATAGAAAAGCCGCAAAGAAAATGCATTATAGAGAAAGATATGACACTTAATTATAGAGGTGTTGTATATAGGAAAAATACAGAGGTTAGATTTATAATTCCAACAGATCATAGAATAGTTGATCCACAAACAAAGAATATACTCTGGAGAAGAGGATCTCTAGAATTTTTTTCAAAAGATAAATTATCTTGTTACATCAAAGAAAATGGGACTAAAAAGAATATTAGAATTTCATTATTTTGTGTATTACCTCTAAATTAAGAGTATGAAAGCACAAGTAAATTTAAGCCAAGTATTGCAAGGAGGACTAGCTGCATTAGTTGGATGGTTGTTTAAAACTGTTAATGATCTACAACAAGAAGTAGCAGTTTTAATGGTACAGATCACAGACGCTAAAGAAGATCTAATGTCTTTAGCAATGAGAGAACAGGAACTAAATTCTGCTATAACAGAAATTCTAATTAAATTAGGTGGATAATGTGCAACTGTAAAGATCTATGTTGTGGTTGTAAATTGCATTGTAAAAATTATGGATAAAGACTTTATACTTCCAGATAACTTAATTACTGATAATCCTGTATTTATAGATAGATCACAAGAGTTTGAGAATGATTGTGGAGATTCTTGTAAGATATGATCGGTAAATTAAAAGATAACTTAGCAATAGTAGTTACTGCTATAACTCTTATGGGATCTATTGGAGCAGGTTTCCAATCTGTAACACAGATAGTTAATACCTTAACAGGTATAGATGATCGGATGAATAATATTGAGTATGAGTTTTATCAACTGAAAGAATCTACAATGGTTTCTAATGATATTGCTATACTGTATGAAAAACTATATCAACTAGAACAAGAAGCTTACAATGCAGAGTATTTAGAAAATGAATTGACTACTTTAAAAGCTAATTACCAGAACTTAGAATCAGAAGTAAGAGATCTAGAGTGGAAACTAGAAGACTTTCAAGCTAGGTATATATCTGAATTAAACAATCCTCCTCAAGATTCACAAGCGTACGAACTAATGAAGTGGGAGTGGCAAGATCTTTTAAAGAAGATTACTACTCTAGAAAACAATCAATTAGAATCGTGGGAGTTTGACAATCTTAGAGATCGTATAACTTATCTTGAAGCTTATATGCATCAACATTAAAAGATAAAATATAAAATAAACTAGATATAATAAGAACATGGATTTTATAGATGATATGTCTTTGGCTTTACCTTATCAACAACAAGTAGGAGAATCTAATATAGATTTTAAAAGATTCCAATATTATATGGATTTAGGAGCTAAAAGAACTTTAAAAAGAGTTTCTGATAATTTCGGTATTACAGATAGAAGAATACAGCAGATTTCTAGTAAAAATGGTTGGGTTGATCGTATAAATGCTATAAATAAGATGTTAAATGAACAGATAATCTCTATTGTTTTAGCTCAGGTGGGAGAAACTGTAAGAGATCTAGCAGATGAAATAAAACCACTTGTATTTAAGATCATCAACGAAATAAACGAAAGAGATCTGGCTTCAATGAATCCTACTGAATTAAAAGGAATATTAGATATTTGTTATAAAATGATTTCACAGATCTATGGTCTTGGTAATCCACAAGTACAAGTTACACAGATAGATTATCCACAAATTAACTTTAAATGGGATTGGGAACAGGATGATCCAGACTATTAAAGCTAGTCCACCTGATTTACATATAGGACAATTAGAAGTTATAAAAGCTATCAATGAGAACAGACATACTATAGCTGTTTGTGGTAGAAGATGGGGTAAGAGTACTTTATCTCTAGTGGCTGCAGTAGATCAAGCATTAAAAGGTTTAAAAGTATGGGTGATCTTTCCTGTATATCCACAAAGTTTAGAAGCTTGGTTAAATCTAAAATCTTTAGTTAGACAGTTACCAGAAGACTATGCAGAAACCAGAGAAGTAGAAAAAAGAATAGTTTTACAGAGTGGTGGATCTATACAGATTAAATCTGCTAATAAACCTGAATCTTTAAGAGGTGCAGGAGGTATAAGTCTTGTGATCTTTGATGAAGTTGCTTACATGGATAAAGAAACTTGGGACACAGTAAGGCCAATCCTATCAGATAACAAAGGTAAAAGTCTTATGATCAGTACTCCTAATGGGATAAATTGGTTTTATGAGTTGTTTGAAAATGCTAAAAAGAAAGATGATTGGGTAGTATTTCATTATCCTACTGAACAATCTCCTAGAATAGATCCTAAAGAATTAGAAACAGCAAGAGAAGAACTAGGATCACTTGTGTATGCACAAGAGTTTTTAGCTGAGTTTACAGAGGTAGGACACATGTTTAAAAGAGAGTGGTTTAAGTATTTTGAAGTTATAGATCAAGAAGATCCAGAATATATCTTAGGAGATGAAGTAGTTAAGCATAGTGATCTAAGTATCTTTGGAACTATGGACACTGCATTAAGTACTAAAGAAACTGCAGATTACTCTGTAATAATGACAGTTGGATCAAGTCCAAGTGGTAAGCTATTAGTCTTGGATGTTTTCAGGGCTAGACTAGAAGCTCCAGAACTACTACCAAAAATTGAAGCAATGATCAATAAATGGAATATGTCATGGTTGGGAGTAGAGGACTCTAGTTTCGGTTTAGGAATTATTCAAATGGCAAGAAGATCAGGACTACCTATTAGGAATTTAAAAGCTGATAAAAGTAAAACTGCAAGAGCAGTTCCTGCTGCAGCTGGTACTGAAAATGGTAGTATATGGTTTTTGAAGAATGCTAATTGGCTGATAGAATTTGAGAGAGAATTGACTAGCTTTCCATCTGCTGGCTCGCATGATGATCAGGTAGATGCTCTTGCTTATGCAGCAAGATTTGGAATAGTTAGGAAAACGAATTGGAGTGCAACCTAGATGGGTTTAACAGATAATATTAGAGGTTTCTTTAGACAACAGGGATCTGATACAGAACAGAAGAGTTATGGACAAGTTCCAACAAGTCAGATAGTTTTTCCATTTAACACAGACGCAGGGTTTTATTCTGGTGTAAATCAGATGAGTCCAGAGGGTAATTCAGCAGCATTAGCATGCCTTAATGTTTTAGGAACTGCATTCTCTGAGCCACCTTTAGAAGTTTATGTAAAGACAGATGAGGGATTAGAGTATATACCTAATCATCCAGCAAGTGAATTGTTAAAGAATCCTAATCCTAATATGAGTTCTAATCTTTTAAATAACTATATTATGACTTCTGTAGCTGTTTATGGAGATGCATTTTTACTAAAACTTAAAAACGATTCTGGATCTGTTGTTCAGTTAGTACCTCTTTTACCTGATATGGTAGAAGTAAAAGGAAACAACGAACAATTAATTACAAAGTACGAATACAAACAAAAAGGTAATACTTTATCTATACCTCCTGAAGATATGATCCATTTAAGAGAAAGAATAGATCCTAGAAATCACAGAAGAGGATTAGCTCCTCTTAGATCTGTAATGGTAGAAGTATTAGGAGATGCAGCGGCATCACAGATGGGAGCAGCTTTAGTTAAGAATACAGGTGTTCCAAGTGTTGTTATATCTCCAAAAAATGATCTATCTATGACAAGTGATGAGGCAGAGAATATAGCTGAAGTATTTGGAAGAAGATTTGGCGGAGAGAATAGAGGTAGGCCACTTGTGATCTCAGGTGGAGAAGTTGATATACAAACTCTTTCTTTTAGTCCAAAAGATCTAGAAATAGGAAAACTTAGATATATTAATGAAGAAAGAATATCTGCAGTTTTAGGCGTACCAGCAATTCTTGCAGGACTCGGATCAGGACTAGAACGCGCAACTTACAGCAATGTAAGAGAGTTAAGAGAGTTCTTTACAGAACAAAAATTAATACCTACTTGGAATCACTTTGCTAATGAATTTACAAAACAATTATTATTACAAGATTATGAGTCTGATCCTAAGTATTGTTTTAAATACGATTTATCAGATGTAAGAGCTTTAAGTCAGGATGAAGACGCTACAATGCATAGGATTACTGAGGGTTTTAATGCAGGTTTCGTAACAGTAAATGAAGCTAGATCAGCAACACAACTACCTCCACTAGACAATGGAGATTATTTTGTAAGAGGTATGACTTTAGCAGAAGTTCCAACAGATGGCGGAGAGGTAACAATGTATCACAATGGATCTGGAACTGAAACTGAGTATTCTTCTGATGAAGAAACTGTAGAAATTAAAGAAGAATTAAAAGAAGATATAGAGGTTAAAGTAGAAAAAGTTCCTAGTTACATACAAAAGAACGCAAAAAGAGGATTAGATCTTCTTGAATACGCTGGAGATGGTCTTACAGACAAAACAAAGAGAGAGGCTAGAGAGATGGCTAATGGAAAGATTTCAGATTCTAAAGTAGTCAGAATGGCCGCATGGTTTTCAAGACATGAGGGAGATCTAGACTCAGAGAAAGCAGATGACTACTTAGAGGGTAGATCAGATAAGCCTACAGCAGGCCAAGTAGCTTGGTTATTGTGGGGAGGAGATATATCTAAATCTAATAAGATGAGGGCATATAATTGGGCAAATAAAGAAGCTGAAAAAGTTAAAGAAGAAAAATCAGTAGAGTTTGATCTGTATGGATGGGAGGAGCCAACAACTAAGTTTCTTGGACTTCCAACAGTAAAACATTATAAATCTGAACAAGATAAGAAAGAACTTTGGAAAGCTATTAATAATTTAGAAAATGTTTGGATGGATTATATGAGTAATGTCTATGGTAAAGAGTTAAACAGACAGAGAAGAGGACTATCTAAAGTTGCAAGAGGATCTATAGACTTACAAACACTTCAAACTAATGTAGATATATTTTTAGATAATTCAAAGTTTGATAAAGAATTACTACCTCTTTTTTATAGTATTGGAGATGATTTTACTGTAAGGACTTACGATAACTTATTTCCAGCAGATGATAATTTTAAACAGGCTGATCCTGTTGATCTAGATGTAAGAATAGATTCAGAAGAAACAGTAAGAACAGTATTTACTACAGTTGCAGCTTTACTTCCAGAGGGTAGATCAATAAAGAAAGTTGTTGAAAATGGTTTTTATAGAGGTCAAAGAGAAGTACCTGTAGCAGCTAGATCTTTATTTGAGGATGGACAAGCAGCAGGTTTTATACAGGAAAACGCTAAAAAAGTTATGAACGATCTAAACAATACAACTAAAAAAAGAATTGCAACAATAATAGAAAAAACTATAAAAGAGTTTGAAGAACTAGGAATAGTAAATCCAATAGCTAATACTCCTAATGGAGATAAGTTCTTTAATCAATTAGCTAAGGATATTAATACTGTTTTAGGTGGTCAGAACTTAGGAAGAGCTAAAACAATAGCTAGAACTGAAGTAGGCAAGGTTAGTTCTTGGAGTCAAGAAAGAGCAGCTAAATCCACAGGAAAAACACTAGAAAAAGAGTGGTTAAGTGAAAGAGATGACAAAGTAAGATCTGCACATTTTGAACTAGACAATCAAAGAGTTCCTCTGAATAGTTTTTATCTGTATAATGGAATTAAGTTAGACAGGCCAAGAGATCCTAACGCACCGATAGGATTAATTGCAAACTGTAGATGTAGTGAAACTTATATAGAGGTAATAGATGAGTGAAATAAAAAGGCCAGAAGATCTTAGTTTTAAAAATGCTCCAATAGAGTTAAAAGAAGAGGGAGATAAAAGATATCTAGAAGCTGTATTTTCTTTGTTTGATACTATTGACTCTGATCAAGATGTTACAAAACAGGGAGCTTTACGATCTGGATATACAGGTAATAAAGTTCCTTTAGTGTGGAATCACGATTGGTCTAAGGTTATTGGAAGAGGAATTATTGAAACAGATAACCAAAAAGCAGTATTTAAAGGTTACTTCTTAGATACTGAGGCTGGTAAAGAGGCTTATGAAACAGTAAAAGCCATGTCAGATATGCAACAGTTTTCTTATGGATTCCAAGTCATGAAATCTAGTAAAGGATCACATATTGACTCTAAAGGAGAGGAAGTTCCTGTAAGAGTATTGGAAGATGTAAAAGTTTGGGAGGTTTCTCCTGTGTTAGTGGGAGCACAACAGAACTCTTTCGTTCAAGCATTAAAATCTGGATTAGTTGATGAACAAGATCCAGAAGAAGATCAAGAAGAAGAAATAGATGACATAGATACAGAGTTTGAAGAAGTGAAAGATGATAAGTGTATAGATGAGAAATATAAAAAATGCACTTATGGTAAAGATGGCAAATGTGCCAAAGAAAAAGATTTAGAAGTTTCAAGTAATAGCGATTCAAGAATCGGTAAATCATCCCAACAGGGTATGAGGCTTGGAGATCATGCTATATCTTCTCTTGAGGAGATTAAGGCATTTACAGAGAGAATAGAGGATCTTGCTCTTCTAAGAAACTCTGAGAAAAAAACATTAAGCTCAAAATCCACAGAGCTTATATCTAAATATCTAGAGGGTATTAATGCAACTTATAATAGGTTGGATGATGTACTTAATGGATATGGATATGATCCTGTTAAGGATAATGAGTTATTTATAGAAGTTCAAAAGAACTTAGCAAAATAATAAGGAGAAAGATGAGTACATTACAAAAACTCAGAGCCGAAAAAGCTCAAAAATCCGAAGACTTGGCTAATGTTTTTGATTCTGTAAAAGATATGTCTGAACTTTCTTCCGATCAAAAGGAAGAAATTAAAAAGAGAAATGATGAGTTAGCAGATCTCGGCCACAAGATCAATGAATTACAAGATCTAGAGGAAATGAAATCAGCTAACAAAGAAGAAATAGACTCTTCTAAAAAAGTTTCTGGAGTACCTGTTTATGGCGAGCCAGAACAAGAAGAGCCAAAATCTCTTGGACAACAATTCTTAGATTCAAAAGCTTATTCCAACTTCGTGGATCATGGTATTAAAAATGTACCTTTCGAAGCTAAAACTACTGTTACAACATCAGTATGGACTAGAGATACAATCTATCAGCAAGTAATACCTGCTATAGAGCCAAATCCTAATCCAGCTTTAGACTTGGTAGATTCAATTAATACAGATCAAACAACTTACTATTTTCTACAAGAATCAAGCACTAACAATGCAGCAGAAAAAGCAGAAGGAGCAGCAGCTCCAGAAGATGCGTTTTCTTATTCTGCAGTAACTGCACCTGTTCGTAAATTCATTACAACTCTACCAATAACAGCAGAGTTGTTAGAAGATCAAGCAGGAGCTAGAGCTTATTTTGATGGAAGATTAGCAAACCATGTAATGCAAAGACTAGAAAAACAATTTTTAGTCGGTGGCGGTGTAGCACCTGATGTAAAAGGTCTTACACAACAAACAGGAATCAATACAATCACATACACAGCTGGAGCATTTCCTGCTACTGCTGGTGGTAAATTGAGAACTATTTTAGATGGTATCAAAGATATTGAAGTCAATGGCAAGTTAGCCCCAGACGCAGTATTAATGAGCCCTGCTGCTTATAACGCATTAGTAGGTCAGGTAGATGGAAACAACAACTTCATGCTAGGACAATCAGCATTCGCTGGATCTCCTACAATTTGGGGATTACCTGTTGTTAAATCTTCACAGATCGGTGGAGCAGTTTCAACTACTATTGATGTAGTGGTAGGTAAGTTCGGTGGTGGTCTTGCCGCTAATCATGTTTTCAGAAGAGGAATGGAATTACAAATTTCAGACTCAGCTGCAGATGGCGATTTCGGTAAAGATATTCTAACTGTTAAAGCATCTCTAAGATATGCATTAGCTGTTTATAAACCACAAGCGTTTACAAGAATCAACGATATAGAATAATCGTAAATGGATAGTCAGAGCCATAAATTCGTTATGACTAATGAAATTATTGGCTCTGCGTTCCAAGAAAGTGAAAACATGAAATATATTGAAAAGCCTTCTGATATGGTCTGGAAAGATCAGAAATCAGGAAAATATTCTAAAGGTAAAGATTGTCCCTTTGTTAGTGGAGTTCTTATAGCTGGTATAGGAGATCCTGTTCCAGATGTAAAGATTGCAGCTAAAAAAGCACCTGCACCAAAGACAAAAGCAGTTAAACCAGAAGAGAATAAATAGAATATGAGTCAGACTTATTGTGCGTTATCTGAATTAAAAACTTGGTTAGGTCTATCTGGATCTGGACAAGATGACAACTTAAACGCATCTATTAAGTCTGCCTCTAGTTCTATTGCGAAATACTGTGGTAGGCAGTTTGATATTGATAGCACAGTTCAAACTAGATTATATGATTGTGAATTTATGGATTATGTATTCGTAGATGATATAGCAACAACAACAGGGTTAATAGTTAAAACTTTAAATGCAGATGGATCTGTTAATGAAACTTTAACTATTAATCAGGACTTTTATTTAGCACCTTATAACGCAGATAAGTTAGATCCTGTTATTCCTTTTGATAAGATTATCATGGCTATAGAAAATGGAGGAAAGGTCTTACCTGTAGAACATAGACAGGGATTATCAGTAACTGCTAAATTCGGTTTTCCTAGTGTTCCAGATGATGTAAAACAAGCAGCATTAATACAATCTGCAAGATATTTTCAAAGAAAGAATAGTCCAATGGGGTTTAGTGGTAATCCAGAAACAGGCCAATCTCCTATTATGTTTTTAAGTAAATTAGATCCAGATGTACAAACTTTAGTAAAACATTATAAAAAATCTACTATGACTTTAGCAAGTGGTAGGCCTTATGTTGGTTTGACTGCTATTAACACAAATAGGCAATATGGAGTATGAAACTTACTCTAAATGGTGCATTAGATCTCTCTAGATCAATAAATAGCCAAACAATCTGGAATAAAAGATCCTTAGAGTTTGTTAATGGTTTAGCTAAAGATTTTAAACAAGAGTCTATAGATCGTTTACATTTACCTCCATCTCCAAGATCACAAAGAGGAAGAGGTAATAAAAACACAGGAGCAACTAGGAGAAGTATTTATACTGCTAAATTACAAAATACAAACAGGCTTAGAATGTCTGAGGGTTTTAAATTGGCTACAGATTCATCTACTGCTATATATATTCATGGAAAGCCAATATTTAGAAGTTTTAGACCTGTATTAAAAACAAAGCCATTTTTTCCACCATATAAAAAAGGAAGTGATTTGTATAAATGGGCTAGGAGGGGAACTCCTAAAATGAATGCTTTTCTTGTAGCTAGAGCAATATCTAAAAGAGGTTTAAAGATGAAGCCATTTATTGGTGGTGTTGTATTTGAGAATCAAAAAGAAATTAAGAAGAGGGGCGAAGAAATGATAGAATTAATAGCTAAAGATATTGTAAGGAGTGTTAGGTAATGGCAACATTTAGTGCTATTAGATCAGGTTTAAAAACTAGGTTAGAAACTATTTCTGGACTTATGGTCTATGATTATGTTCCAGATTTTATAGATCCTCCTACTGTATTGATAGCTCCTTTTAATACTCTTAACTTTGATTCAACAATGCAGAGAGGATCAGATACTTACGAAATACCAATAATTTTATATGTATCTAAAGTGGACGCAGAAACAGGACAGGATAATTTAGATTCCTTTTTAGCAGCGTCAGGTAGTAACTCAGTAAAAGCAGCAATTGAGGCAGATACAACTTTGGGAGGTGCGGCAATGTCTGTTAGAGTTATTAATGCAACCGATTATGGAGAGTATGAAGTTACACAGGGGACAAGTTTTCTTGGAGTAACTTTTAATGTAGAGGTAATAGGATAATGAAAGTAAAAATATTAATAGGATCTGATTATTCAGATGGTAAAAAAGAGATCAGAGTAGAATCTGGACAGGTAGTAGATGTACCTGATAAAATCGCAAGAAGTTTGATTAAGAATAAGGCAGCGGTAAAGTTTGATAGTAAAATGAAGAGAGCTAGAACTAAAGATGGTAAATTTATAAAAGATGATCCATCTACAGTAAAAAATGAAGCTTGGATAGAAGAGGAATAATATGCCAACATTTACACATGGTAAGGATGCAGAGATCTTATTAGATAATACTAATCTTTCAACAACACTAACAGACGCAGCTATTTCTTTAACTTCTGATGTAGTAGAAACATCTACTTTTACTTCATCAAGTAAAAATTATGTAAGCGGCCTTAAGGATGGCACAGCTACTTTAAGCGGCTACTTTGAAACAAGTTCTCCAGATTCAGATGCAGAGTTCTTAGCACAGTTAGGTGGTACAGGATCAGCATTTTCTATAATGCCAATAGGATCAACCAGAGGTAATCCATCTAGTTTAGGTAAGGTAATAGAAGTTTCATACGATAGATCAGCAGACATAGGAGGAGTAGTATCTGTAGCAGTATCATTTCAATTTGATGATGATAACTTTAATGGTTTTTCACTATTAGCTCCTACTGCTAAAACAGCAACAGGTAACGAAACTTCGGTAGATTTTGGAGCAGCAGGTACTAATGGAGGAGGAGGAGTTATTCATGTAACCGCAGTAAGTGGTACATCTCCTACCTTAGACGCTAAGATCCAAACAAGTTCAGACAACTCTACTTTTTCTGATTATATTACATTTAGTCAGCTAACAGCAGTGGGATCTGAATACAAAACAAGTAATAGTGCTCCAAACAGATACGCAAGAGCAGTTTTAACTATAGGAGGATCTACTCCTAGTTTTACTGTTGCAATGTCTTTTGGACAAGGAATATAAAGGAGAATAATGCCAACATTTACACATGGTAAGAACGCAGCATTTAAGTTTGATGATTCTGGAGGATCTTTAAGAGATGTTTCTAATGTCTTGACAGATGTAGCAGTTTCAAGAACAGCAGATGTAAGCGAAGTCAGCGCATTTTCTAATTCTAGTAAAGCTTATGTGAGTGGCCTTAAGGATGGCTCAATAACCTTAAGCGGTAGTTTTGATGCTACTGTAAATGGTTATCTTACAGGGATTCTAGGATCAGAAGTTGATTTTGAGTTCTATCCGATAGGAACAACTAGCGGTAATCCAAAAGCAAGTGGTAAAGCAATTCTAACCTCTTATGATCGTAGCCCAGATATTGGCGGAGCAGTTTCTTTTTCTGCAAACTTCCAACTTACAGGCGATATCACAGAGGGCACTGCTTAAAATATAGATATACTTAAAATAACTTTAGGAGGTCTATATGAAGAGATTAAAGCTAGAAGACATTTCTAACGCACCATCTTTACCAGAAAGAGAGATAGAGATACCTGAATGGGACGCGTCTGTAATTGTTACAGGATTAACTAAAGCAGATTCTGTAGAAATTAACGAAGTTTCCACAGTTGAGGGAGTTAGAGATGAGGTATTGTTTGAAAAATATTTATTACTTAAAGGACTTGTAGATCCTAAATTTGATGACATAGAACACATAGAAGAGTTATATCAGAAAGCTACTCCAGCTATAGTAGATAAAATCTTAATAGGTGTCTATAAATGTATGGCATGGACTAAGGAGGATCAGAGAAAAATCTCTGATCAATTTCCAGAACAATGAAGAGATAGCCTTTGAATTTAGGTTAGCACAAGATCTAGGCATGACAGTAGATTATTTAAGAAAAAATATGAGTACGCATGAATTCGAGTCTTGGAAGTTATACTACATAGATAAGAACAAAAAAGAACAGAAAGCTATTACAGAGGCTAATAGTAGATCTAAATTGAGGAGATAGTTTATGGCAAGTGCAACTCTTGAAATGTTTATCAAGATTGTTGGTGCAAATAAAGTATCAAGAGCTCTAGATGATGTTTCTGATGAACTAAAAGATCTTCAAGACAAAACAGAAAAAGCAGACAAAGCAAATCAAAGTTTCGCTAAAGGGATGTCTGGTCTTACAAAAGCTGCAATTGCAGGTGGTGCAGTATTCGCAGCAAAACAATTATTTGATTTTTCTAAAAGTGCAGTACAAGCAGCAGTATCAGCAGAAGAGGCTGCAGCTGCATTTGGTACTACTTTTGGAACTGCAACAGAGAGAGCTAATGACTTTCTTAAAGAGTTCGCAAATACTGCTGGTTTAACAGTAGGAGAGGCACAACAACTTACTGCTGTTTTAGGATCTGTTGCACAGGGTATAGGTTTTACTCAAGAAGAGTCTGCAGATCTATCTATAGAACTTACAAAAATTGCAGCAGATATTGCAAGCTTTATGAATGTTTCTGCTGGTGCAGAGCCAGTTTTAAATGCATTTAGATCTGCACTTGTCGGCGAGCGAGAGGCGCTTAAAACTTATGGAGTCGCCATTACCGAAAGCGAGGTGCAAACAAAAGCATTCTTAATGACTTCTAAAAGAACAACAGATGAACTTACAAGACAAGATAAAGCATTAGCTACACTTGCTTTAATACAGGATAAAGCTGCGGTACAAATAGGAGATCTTTCTAGAACTTCTGAGAGTTTCGCTAACCAATCTAGAGCAGTGGGAGCAGAACTTAGACAGATCAGAGAAGAGATCGGAGCACAGTTAATACCTGCATTAGAGGTTTTATTACCTAAATTTAGAGAATTAGTTCAGAATGTTACTCCAAGTCTTGTCAATGGTTTTCAAGATGTAGCAGTTTCTATTGTAGATCTTGTACTAGCTTTAGATCGTTTAGATGATATAGATGGCAGTTTCTTATTTTTAATACAGAACTTTAGAACACTTGCAGATGAACAAAGATTTTTAAACACAATAACAGACAGAACAATAGATAAAACTACTCTTCTAGGTATTCAAACAGGATTCGTTGCAGCTCAACAAGAAAAATCCAGACAAAACTCTTTAAAACAACAAGTACAATATAAAAAAGTAGCAGACACTATAGATCAGTTCCTTAATCCAATTTTTGGCGAACAAAATGCATTAATACTTACAAACATACAACTAGAACAAGATAGAAACAGATTACTTAAATTAATTAGTTCTGCTAATGATGATGTTGCTGTAGCAACACAAAATAGAAATAATGCAGCAAAAGTATTACAAGAGTTACAGATTACAGAAAATGTAAACGATGCAAATGCAGCAATTAGAAAAGCAGAATTACAAACACAGATAGCACTTCTTACAGATGCACAAAGTAAGGGTAAGGATGTTAGTTTAGATTTAGCTTTAGCACAAGCAGAATTAGCAGAGGCAGAGTTTGAATTATTAAATGATTCTCCTAGATTAATTACAGCTAGAGAAAATTTAACAATAGCAGAACACAATTTAGAAGTAGCTACTAAAAATCAAAAACTTGCAGTAGAGAAGAGAAATGATGAGTTAGTAAAGTCTATTGATCTTACAAATAAACAAGTAGATGCAAATAAAAAACTTATAGATCAGGGAGATTTATTAGCACAATTTATGGCAATAGAAAGATCTGGAGGAGGTTTTTCTCCTACAACTATTACTCCTGCACCTGTTTTAACTCCTCCAAGTGTTGTACAATCTAACAACGCAGGAGGATCAGATATAACACTAACTACTAATTTAATTTTAGAAGATGAAGTATTGGCCACCGAAGTTCAGAAAGTTAATACCAAAATGCAACAACAGGGTAAAACTTTCCTAGTTTCCTAATGTCTGTAAACTTTGATTCTAATGTTTCTATAACTGTAGAGATAGCGTTTGACTCTAATCCTCTTGATTCTTCACAGAGTTTTACTGATGTATCTGCTTATTTAAGATCCTTTGAAACAAACAGAGGTAGAGCAAGTAACTTGACAGAGTTCCAAACAGGAACCGCTATAGTAGAGTTAGATAATAGAGATAATAGGTTTTCTCCTAATCAGACAACACATTATTATGATTCTTCTAATAACAGATCTAAAGTACAGCCTCTAAAAAGATTAAGAATAAAAGCTGCTTATGATGGATCAACTTACACATTATTTCATGGATTTGTAGAAAGTTTTCCTGTAAATTATGGAGGACAGGGATCAGACTCAACTACAAAAATAAGAGTAGTTGATGCCTTTAAGTTGTTTTTTAACAGTACTTTAGATGGTATTGGATGGAGATTAGGTATATCTAAACTTGGAGAATCTACTACCTTATCTTTAGTACAAGCTCAAGAAAAATCTTCTGTAAGAGTCAAAAACATATTAGATTCTTTCGGTTATTCAGATCAACAAATATCAACAGGACAATTAGATGTCCAGACACAGAGTGCAACAGATGATTTACTTACAGCACTTAGAAAAATAGAAAAAGCAGAGAATGGAACTTTTTTTATTGCAGCTGATGGAAAAGCAACTTTCAGAGATCGTAATTACAGATTGACTAATACAACAACGCCAAATGCTACTTTTGGTCAGGGAGGAAGTGATCTTCCTTATGTTGATATTGTTTCTTCTTTTGATGACAATAAGATCATTAATACAGTACAGAGAACAAGAACAGGAGGATCTACACAGATTGCAATAGATTCTGATTCTTT